GATGGCGTCCATGACGCTGAAAGAAATCGGGCCGAACACGAGGCTTGACCTTGCACTTGAGACCGCGCGGGAGAACATGGCGCGGCGCGCAGAAGAACCGGCGCCGGGCGCAAAGCTGATCGAGCTTCAAAGCGCCTACGAGGAACCGATGCTGAAGGCCGTGGGCGATATCGACCTTGACCGCATGATAAACAACATCATCACAGAGAACGGAGGATACGACGATGAGTAAAACGTACAATGAGGCACTACTGCAGCGCGTGGAGGAATACCTGGCGAGCAGCGGGCTGAGCCAGAACAAGATGGCGCAGGCTGTGGGGCTGAGCCAAACGGCATTGAGCAACTGGCGGCGGAAGATATACAACGGCGACCCGGCATATGTAGAGGGCAAGCTGAAGGAATATTTTGAGACGCAGGCGGCACGGGAGGCCGTGGAGGAACAGGCCGCCCCCTACCTTTCCGACACAGGCTATGTGCCCACGACGGTGAGCGAGGACATCTACAAGGGCATTAAATTTGCCCAGCTGGAGCGTGGGATGGTGGTGCTGCACGGGGATGCGGGTATCGGCAAAACTGAGGGTGCCCGGAAATTCCTGCATGACTACCCGCACAGCACAGTATTCATCACGGCGACGCCAACCACGGGCTCGCTGAACTGTATCATCAAACTGCTGGCCCGGGCGCTGGGCGTGCCGGAGATGCGCGGCCGGATGGACACAATGCTGGCAATCCGGGAGAAACTGGCGGGGACAAATAAGGTGGTCATTATCGACGAGGCCCAGCACCTGCGCCTTCCGGCGCTGGAAGAGCTGCGGACGCTGAGTGACCCGGATATCGTGACAGGCGTCCCCGGGAATGGGGTGTGCTTGATCGGCAACACGGAGGTGTACAGCCGGATGATGGGCCGCCAGCAGGCACAGTTCGCGCAGCTGTTCAGCCGCATCAAAATGAACCGCAACTACACCACACAGAAAGTGAAAAAGGAGGATATCCGGGCGCTGTTCCCCCGCTTGGCAGATGAAAAGCGGGACAAGGAACTGGACTTCCTGTTCGGAATCGCAAAGGGGCGTTGGGGCGTGCGCGGCGCAAAGACCGTGTACAACAACAGCGTGCGGAATGAGAACGTGAGCTACGACGGGCTGTACAGCATGGCGGTACACCTGGGCGTGGGCTGGAATTAAACGGAGGGCAGACGGATGAACAGGAAGAAATGGTGCGCGGTATTTGTTGCAGGCTGCGCCGCCGGGCTGATGGTGGCGATCTGCACCAGCGTGTGGATGGAACGGCCGGGGGCCGCAGGCGGTGAGGTACTGATTTTGCCGCTGATTGGGCTGTTGTTGTATGTAGGGTATGAGTTCGGGCGCCTCTCGACAATGGCACAGGCAGAGCAGCAGCGGCGGCGCAGGCGCAAGGCTGGGCCACCGTATCGGGTGAAATAGAAAACCGAATAACGGGGCCAGCAGGCCCCGCCGTAATGCAGCCGCGCGATGGGCGCGCCGGTCACAAGCCCGGGAAAATGCAGAGTGCGGCAAGGAGGTGGAGCCAATGCTGGGCGAACGGGATAAGGCTGACATCCGCACCCTGTACCGGGACGCAGCGGACAAGTCCCGGCAGGTACGCATCTTGATGGAACTTTTTCTGGCGAGCCGAGAGGAGATTCTGGACGTGCTGGGGCCGATGGCAGAGCCGGGGCGGCCGAAACCGAGTAAGAAGGGCCTGCCGAAGCGCAGCTATACGCCGGAGTTCAAGGATGAAGCGAAGCGGCGACTGCGGGCCGGAGAAGGTGTCCACCAAGTTGCGGAGGATATGGGCGTCAATGTGCGGACCGTGGCAACATGGGCCTACTATGTACGCAGAGAGGAGAGAGAACGGAATGCCAAACTGTAAGCTGTGCGGCAAGGCGGTGACATCGGCGCGGGTGATGCATGCGGAGTGCTGGAAACGGGAGGCCAGAGAGTTGGCGGAGATATTCTGTGACCGATACTGCCGCTGGCCGACCGAATGCGAGAACGCGGACGAACTTGTGAACGAGCACTGCGACGACTGCCACATGATTCGCGTGCTGAATTTGGGGTTGTGAGGTGTGGGCATGACGTTGAAGGACTGCACGAAGGCGGAGTTGCTGTGGCTCATCGACTGGATGTGTACGCACAGCATGTTCCGGCACGATATTGAAATCGAACGAGCCTTGAATGCCCTGGAATTTGAACGTGAGCAAAAGAAGCTGGATGAAGCCGACCGATTGAATGAGGAGTCCGCACGACTTCGGCAACAGGCGGCGGAGCTGCTGACGCCATACGAAGGCAAGCCTATCCTGGACATCCCGGCAGACGTGCTTGACCATGCGTCTGCCATCCTTGAGGAAGCGCAGGCACTGGAAGAGAAGTGGAACAGACTCATGAAGGTGTGAAAGGAGTGTTCTATACCATGGAACAAATAAACATGACGAAATATCTGCCCTGCACCACCCGTCTGGTGGGTGGCACACTGTACATACTGGACGGCGAGGGGCGTGTGCAGCGCCGCCTGGACCCGCTGCAAACGGCCATCGAGTGGTTCCAGATGAGCAACGACGCCTTCTATGCGCGGTACGGTGTGAACTGGATCCCGAAGGAGCCGTACTATTCGCAGGCGCGCCGGATGGTGCATTCGGGAGATGGCCGCCATGCGTGAAGTTATCCGGGGCTGTGCCCCGGCCGTAATGCAGCCCCCTGCCCGATTGGGCCGGGGCCGGTCCCAAGCCCGGAAAATGCAGAGGGCGGAATTTTGAGAAAGGATGTGGATACATATGGCAAGGAAAAAGCTGCACCGGGAGCCTGTGCTGAAGGACTGGGCGGAAGTGAACGACGCGCTGCGCAGCATCCACGAGTACGAGCACGCGCTGACGGAGATGGGCGTGGATATGTCGCGGCGCATCGACGCCGTGAAAGCTGAATACACCAAAAGCGCGGAGCCGCTGCAGAAGCGTGTCAAACAGCTGGAAACGGACGTTCAGGAGTATGTGGAGGCGCACCGGGAAGATATGGCCGGGAAAAGCCGCCAGCTGACGTTTGGGCGTGTAGGCTTCCGGCAGTCCACGCGGCTGATTTTGGCGAATGCGAAGGTGCCGCAGGCCATCGCCACGCTGCTGGCCATGGGGCGCAGGGAGCTCGTGAAGACGGAACAGAAACTGGACCGGGACGCTCTCAAACAGCAGCCGGAGGAAGTTCTGGAGGCTGTGGGCGCGTATCTGAAAACCACGGATGAATTTTTCTACGACACGGGCGACGCCGTGCCGGAGGAGTAACAAGGAAGGAGGAGCAGCTATGGGTGCTCGGAGACAAGAAAAAGACGGGATAAAATATATCTATGCGCTGGGCCGCGAGTTGGGTTTGTCCGATTCAGCGCTGGGCCATGACGATGATCTGCATATTCTGGTGGAAGGCGTCACCGGCTGCTCCTCCATCAAAGAACTGTCGGCGGCGG